GTATTATATATTTTCATTTTATACACATAAGGACAATAATTTAATTCTATTTGATACCAAGTATTTTTATTTGATAATCTAAATTTATTTATTTGCTTAATTGCTTCTTCTTTATTGCTTGTTGTAATTCTTAAAGTTTCCATAATATTATAATTTAATTAGTTTATTAATTTTGAAGTCTGACCTGCTTAAATCTATTTTTGAGATCCTGCAGCATTTTAAGTTATAAGCACCTGTTAAGCTATCCTTACTGTCTAGATCAATAAAATAGAATAAGTCCTTAGCTCTATTGATTGATCCTTTTAAAGGACTGTTAAATGCAATATTCCTAGTAACTTTCTTTCCTGTGCTTACTTTTGTGAATGTTAATTTCATAGTTTTATAATTTAGTCTTCTAATGAATTAAAAAAGTCTTCTATTTCAGATTCTATATTTGAATACTGTTCCCTTAAGTCTTGACTATATAATAATGAAGCCAAAAGCTCTGAATTAATATCTTTTGTTTTGTATCCATATTCATAAGCTATAGACATAGATTGATTTAAAGACGGATCATTTTCGGATAAATATTTAATAGCATTAAAATAATAAATAACTTCTCCATCAAAACCTCCGTTTTCTTCTATAGCCTCATAGATATCGTTTGAGCTTTCTATGTCTTCAGTGCTACAATAATAAACTATATCAATATCTGTCTTTCCATCTAATGAATTGATAAAGTCTTGAATTTGTTCGTTTCTGTTTTTCATAATAGTATTTTTAAATAGTTAATTAATTGATAAGTATAAAAGTAGTTTTTGTTTTCTTTATTCTACTATCTATTTGTAATAAAGTTACAATCTATTTGTATAATGTCGCCTAGCTGACATTTCAATACTGGCTTAATATCCTTATATATAGTGTACATTTTTAGACATGCCTAAATCTACCCTAATTCATGTATATACATTAATTGGAAGTGTATTTAATACAACAACATTAAATGTACCTACATCTATTTTTTGTGTATCTATTGATATGACTAGGTTACAGGAATAAAAAAAGCTACAATGCAGTGGTAGCAAGGGTTTCAGAACTTTGCTCAGATCCACGCCCACCTACTATACTACATTAAGGGAAATTCCAGAAACTTCTCAGCTTTTTTGGAAATAAAAAAGGCGCAGAAATAATTCTACACCTCACATTTATTATAGTACCTCCACCTAAAACGACTTCCAGAAAAAACAGGTCTGAAAAAACAGGTTTTTGCTACTCGTAGTGCAATTCCTCCACCTGTATGAACTCTTCAACTATACCATTATTGCCATACTTTACCTGAACCAAGACAAATAATCTATCATCTTGAAGACATTGCCATTTCTCCCAACAGTGAAAAGAAGACGTATAAGCGTCTGTATAGTATCCGAAGGTGTTTGTACCATCCTCTAGGAGATCGTTCGTTGAGTGATCTCTAAGAGTCCATTCTAGCTCAATCTCAGCATAATTAATGACAGTTACTTCTTGTATTTCGTATTTAGATCTCATATTTGTTTTAGTTTTTGTTTAAAATTAAGCCACGACTACTTTAAATTGGCTGTTCTTATCAAAGTACCTTTTCTTTTTACCATTATCGTCAATTATGCAAAATCTAAAGCCATAATATTCTATGTCATGAACGTCAATTACTTCATATTCTTTACCGATTGTTAAGCAAGTTTTATTCTGTTGGTGTAGTTTTTCGCATTTTACAAAATCGCCTATTTCTACTTTTGAAAGTGGCTTAAAACTAGGTACAACACTACCTATAAATAATTGCTTATGGTATGCTTCTACAGTATCTAATGCTTTATTATATTCTTCTCTACTTATCATTTGTTTTGTTTTTATTTATTCGCAACTATTCATAGCTATGTAACGTTGCAAATCAAATATAGTTAATATAACTTACTCTACAAAGTTTTTGTATTTAAGAAGTATAAAAAAAGGAGATACCGACTAGAGCATCTCCCTAAAAACGAAAACACTTATGTTATTCTAGTATCTCTGGCTCTGAAATTGAATAGTCCATATGTTCCATAAACTCTTTCAGTCCTATTATATCTTTATTTGAGTAGAAATACACATTCTTTCTTCTCTTATCATAGTGGAACTCTTCTTCTAAGTGATCCAATACAAATTGTACATCTTCTCTATCATAAATAATCTTAATTAAAGAAGCATTAATATCTGTTCTTGCTATTGCATATTCTTTCCATTCTGGATCTTCCTGAAAGATCTCTCTTGGCATCTTAGTTATTATGACTTTGTTCATCTTCTTCTGATTTAATTTGCGTAAATAAAATTGGTTTTATTTTTTCTAACTCCACTTAAACATCTAGATAGATAGTTACTTTTCTTGCCGATCGTTAAAGCAGCTTCCGTTATTGAGTCATAATAGATCCCTGTTGCTGTATCCAATACAGGTATTGACATGTTTTTACAGTTCTGTATTCTTGCTGCCCTTTGTTTTTCAGTGTAAGGCATAAGTCCTGAGTCGTAAGCGTGTTGCATGTTTTCAGATCTTGTCGCCCATTCTAGATTGGACACATTGTTGTTTAGTTTGTCACCGTCTTTATGGTTCACCTGAGGCTTATTTTCTGGGTTTTCTATAAAACACATAGCTACAAGTCTATGAACTAAAAACCATTTCGTACCCTCTGAATTATATAGCCTTACAGCTCTATACCCTTTATTCGTTCCTGTTGGATGTGGCTTTAATATTTTTCCACGCAAACCCAATATAGTTCCATCACTTAAGACCTCATAAAGAGGGTAGTTTTCAATTCTACTACTCTTGATTTTCTTCATTATCTTCTTTTATTTCTATCGTTGATTGGTCTTGGATGTCTTCTATTTTTGGTTGTTCGGGGACTATATATTCAATAAAAACACGTCCTCCATCACCATCTTGCTTGATCTCTTGTCTTTCTGTCCAACCTCTATCTTTACCTAGATTCTTTAATACCATCTTAGATAGCTCAGTTTGGTTTTTAGAAAGAGGCTTGTCGTCATCTAAGATAGCGTCAAACACTCTTTCCTCAACCTTTTCTACTATCCTTTCTCTAATCGCAGCTATAGTCTCTTCAGCCTTCTCTTTAAAGTCAGCATCTTCTCTTAGGTACTTCTTGTAAGTAACCTCCGAACAGACACCATCAACTGCTTTGTGTATTAAACCTTTGTTTCTAGGCTGTGCTAACTTTTTTAGTATTTCTCTCTTGTTCGCTTCCATTGGCGTTAAACCTTTAGCAGCAGATGCCGTTGGCTTTTTTCCTTTTGAGTCATACTTGTTTGGCATATACTAGAAAGGTCAGAAAGGTAAATTGTCTCCCCCTACTGATGCAGGTGCAGCTTCTTCTGATAATACTTTAACAAACCCTAAGTTCATGTTAATAAAATACTTATCATTCCACTCATTACCAGAAACAAATGCAGAGAACTCAACTTTATCTCCTACATTTATCTTATTTACGAAGTCTACTTTGTCTTTCATTGCTGTAATCTTTACAGGATTGTCATACTCACCTTCCTTTACGTTTACAACAAATTCTAATTTCTTAAATTCTCCTTTCTCGAACAGATCAAACTTTTTGACTACTGTTCCTGTTGCTTCTACTTTCATAATTGCTCTAGTTTACTAATAATATTAAAATAATCTTTCTTTGCTAACTCGCTTTCTTTTATCCAATGTGCGATATGCTTGAGACTAAAGATAATACTTGTATCTGTTGTTTCAAAGTCTTCGCTTAATTTTGTTACGCTAAAATTGTAGTGTTGGTTTAGAATATAGTACATAAATCTCCTTGCTGTTTCTATTTCTGCGAATCTTTTGACAGTAAATAACTCTTGATACTCAATGTCAAAACAGTCTGCAACCATTGTTCCTACTAATTCTATTTCATTCACTTTAGTTAAGATTGACTGCTGTTACAGGATCATATAATACGTTAACATCTAATGTCTCTTGGAATGTCTCAAACTCATCTAGAGTTAGGTCTGTCCATGATATATCTGCCATGTTACTAGCTATCTTAAACCAGTCATATTGATCCTCCAAAGGAAATCTAGAGTCAAACTCAAAGGGTGTTAATTCAGATTCAAGAATGTGCATCTCTTCTCCAATTACATACTTTACCTTTACCTTTACAAGTACTATTGAGTTCACAGATGCCTTCGTTTTAATCATTTATACGATTTTTTCTGCCCTAGTGTTAACCAAATACTCCTCTATGCACTTTTTCACTATATGAATGGTTACCTCATGTCTGTCTGCTATGTCTAAATACCTATCTCCTGTTGATACCCAGTCCTTAACAATTCTTTTCTTTAACTTTGTATCCATTTTTCTAAATAACATTAGTTTATATCTTTACTTGGGTGAGTATTCATCATTGAAAAAACATCTTTCATCCCTTCAAATTCATTCTTTAATTTAAATAATTCTTTTTCCATTTGGTCATCTATAGTCTTTAAATCTTCAAATAGATTTAGGTACTCCATTACATTAGCTACTAATAGGTTTAAAGGAAGAGCTTTAATCTCATCTATAGATTCTTGATCCATTCCAAATTCTTTTGCTAACTCTAATAATTCTTTGTCTGTCATTATTTCTCTAATTTATCAATTCTTTTTTCTAATTCGTTAATCAACTTAATCTTTTTATCCAATCTATGCTCAATAGTTGTTATTTCCATCTGCATAATACGAAACTCACTATAAGCCATACCAGCTAAAAATATTAATCCTATTATTTGTGCCAAATTATCTTTTAAATATCCTTGCATTATCCAAATTTTATTTTGCAGTAATAAGCCATTCCCAAAGCATCATATATTCCATCATCAGGAGTCCTACATCTTTCATTCTTCCTTAGATCTACATCTGGGAACAGTCTTTTTACGCCCATCAGAGTCATGTCTTTGGCTTTACCTTGCTTTGGTATTCCTTCATGTACTACCTTTTGCCATACTTTAGGCTTAACCATAGTAAAAGGAATACGATGAACGATAGCTAACACCTCTAGGATTGCTTTGCCTCTGGAGAAAGACCAGTTTGCTTTAGCAGAACCTCCTCCAATGGCGTGTACATCCTCTATTACGGTGTGGCTATCCTTTGGATCTATTAAACTAAATAAGTCGCTTAGACCTTCTATATCGTAATCTGTACCAATCATAGGAAACTTGTATTTAGAGATTTTATCTCCTTCAATGATAACCATTGCACCATCTTTTCCTACATCTATGCCAACATACATCATACTAGTCTTGTTCTATTACGCTGTTTAGATTTTTCTCTACAAACTCTATTTTTAACCTGAAGTCATCATAAAAAAGATTTTGTTCAGCAGTTCTAACAGCGTGGATTATAGTTGCATGATCTTTCTTACCAAATATTTTAGCTATTGCCATGTAAGTTAGATTAGTGTACTTCTTCAACAGATAAATAGCAGCGTGTCTAGCTTCAACGTGTTTTCTCTTTCTTCTCTCTCCTTTCATCTGTGCTACAGAAACTCCAAATCTTGCGCTAACATCAGTAATAATCATTTCTTCGATTGTCTCATCTGTTAGTAAGTCAAACATAGACTTTATTTCATCCTTTGTCTTTGTCTCTACTAAATGCAATGCTTTCCTTAATATTCTATACTCTTCAGTTCTCTCCATGATTAATTTTTAGTCCTTTAATGCTTTTAACTTGCTCTTCCCTAACATTTTTTATCAATCCCATTGTCCGATCATCTTTAGTTATTGTGTATTTCTTTAACAACCTAATCTCTAAATCAACTAAATAATGAACTCTTTCTCGTTTTGATTTTGATGATATATTCTTCATGGCTCTAACTTCCGCAACCTTCGCACTCATAAGGAGAGTTGTCTGGTCTATCTGCAAATACATTTATTCCTTCATTCACTAATTTGATGTTCTTATCGTACTCTGCTTTTAACATCTTAATTTCTAAAGTTGTAGATGCGTCTGCTGAGTCTACGATTAGCTTTCTGTGCAGCTCGGCAATTAATTTGTTTTTTGTCTGTTCGTCCATTTTTTGATTTGATTTAATTGTACATCTAAGTACGTTATTCTTTTTTAATTTACAAAGTTTTTATAATTGTTTTTGTAGTCCAATCTTCCAATCCATATATTTTTCTTGCAATGGAGAAACACCATAACTATCGTAGAAACTTCCAAAACCATTTTTATTAGCTAGTTCCAGATAAACAGGAGACTCTAAAGGTGTTGGTTTACCTCCACTCCATGTTTCTTTAACTTTTTTAACATGAATTTCTGTTATGTATTCTCTTCCTTGCATTTGTACGTAACGATGTACTACGATAAAATCATCTGCTTTGTTGTCGAACATCACACCATTTTCTATATCAAACTTTTCAGGAACAGTAGGGTGACCTTTGTAATCGCCATCTTGATGTACCTTCCTTGCTCCTACAGTACCAACGTGAGTATTTAAAAAGATCGTACAATTCTTTTCTCCACTCCATTGCTTGAACTTAGATATTGTCTCATAGTGATAGTTATAAGGCTGTGTTGAGTACTTAGCTGGTATCTTTAGGTGGTTGTAAGGATCAATCATTATGCCTTTATATTCTCCTGTCTTCATCAATTCCTCTGCTAGTGTTAACAGATCCTCTGCTGTTATTAAATCATTTACCTTAATGATCTTAAAGTTCTCATCTACAAGCTCCATAACCTTCTCTAACTCCCAATCAGATAGCTTATCTACTTGCTGTCCTGAGATGAATTTAACTAACTCTTGCCTCACAGAAAACGACTCATTCTCTCCTGAAAATACGATCCATTTCCATCCATGAAGTCTGTTTGATAATGCCATCAAAAACCATACAATGTAAGATTTACCTACATTGGCTCTACCCATAATAACATTAAATTTACCTTCCTTAAATCTAAAGTATTCGTCTAGGTCTTTGTATCCTGTTGGCTTACCAATCTCTACTTCTCCTCTTCTAAGCTTATGTATAAAGTTGAGGTCATCTTGCATATTTGATACAAAAGATAACGCAGGGTATTTGTCTAAAATAGTCTCTTTAGGTGCTTCAACAGTAGGTATCATATCTTTAGGTAATGGTCTACCCATACCGTTCTTAATACCATCCTTCAGGTCTTTCATAGCCATCTCTGGATCTGCCGTACCATGCTCAATAACAGCCTTTTTTAACTCTGCTAATGCTTCTTCTTCAGAGATTAATCCTTCAGCTATAAGTCCTCCAGCATAGTTACCAGCAGCTAATCTTCTGTCATGTAGTTTACCTTCGCCACTCTTAAATATCATACCTCTGATGCCCTCCATTACGTCAATCTGAGTTAATTCAAACTCTTTAGGATTGTCGTTTATGTAGATCTCAGGATCATAACTTTCAAAACAAGCTCTAGATATATCCTTACACGCCTCGTCTATGTTTAAGTACTTTAAATCATACTCTATTTGCTTGTACACAGCCTTGTAGTCCTCATCTTTGACAGATGGTTTAATCTTAGCTAAAGCCTTAACTCCGTTTCCTGATGGCGACTCCCATGTTGCGAAGATATAGTCTCTGTTCTTTAGCTCGTTCTTGGCATAAGTTACATCAATACCATCAAAATCCAACACCATAAGACCACTTGATTCTTGACAGTTAGCGTTCTTTCTACCTTCAAATACTCCAGAGTAAGACCAAGATGGTAAAGATCTTTTTATAGAGTCCTTGTGCTTCTTCAGCTCCTTGTAATCTTGCTTTCCTTGTTCTGTTGATTGGTCGCATTTGTCCATCAATATCTGAAAATTTCTTATTTCTTCTACAGATTTCCTTGATTTTCCATCTCTTATTCTTTCAAACGATTTTTCAATTCCTACATGATGCACATCTTTAGGCTTCATTACGCTAGGTGTTACTGTTACTTTATTGCTCATATTTAAAATATATCGTTTACTGTTCCTACTGGTTTTGAATTTCTTTCTTTCCACGACTTTACTTCTGCTTCTTTATCTGTTACTGCTCCATGATACTCGTCAAACTTTGTTCCAAATAAAGTTGAAGGGCGAAGATAGTTTTTCATTTTATCTTTACCTATCCATTCTTCATATTTTGAATCAATTACTTTTTTGAAGTCTTCAAGTTTGTATCCATCCTTACTTCTCGCACCAATCATTCTTTTTACTTTATCTGTTGCTTTGAATGACTTGTTTAACTTCTCATTAAGATAACAGACAACCTCATCCGACAGGAGAGCAACTATATTATCTTTAGTTTCTTCTCTTCTCTTCTCTTCTAAATGCTTCGGGGTGGCTTTAGCATCGCTTAAGCTAGGCTTAGGTTTTGCTTGTCCTCCCTTCCTACCAGCAGCAGACAGACGTTCTCTTCTTTCTAAAAGTGCAGATCTTTGTTCGTCTAAAAAGTTTATAACTAGCTGATCTTCAACAACTTTTATAACCTCCTCGTCAATTAGTTCATCTATCAAGCCTTGCTTAAACCTCCTTAAAGCCTTGCTTAAGCCTAGCTTACAATCATTCTGCCAATATAAGCAACAAAGGTTAATATAAACACCTTGTGCTTCAATAGAACAGATAGTTATATCCCCACTCAAATATGCAGCAGGTTCAAACTGAAAATATGGTAGTTCTTTTGCCATTTTTATTTATTTACAAGTTCATTAAAAATAAGATGAGCTACTCCACCATCACCACCTCTTTTGTATATTAAAGGTATTAGTTCGTCAGCACAGTTGTAGCATATATGAGAATGTAAATAAGATATACAAGGTGCTCCAGTTTCGTAATCTATCTCATCTCTACAAAGATCACATTCAATTATTGTTCTTTTCATGTTTTACGTTTTATAAAATTTTTGAATAAAAAAATACTATATCTTAAATAATTTCTTTCCCGCTATTACTTCTAAAGGCAGTTTTTTTCCTTCAGAATCTTGATCTTCCTTCATCCAGTTATAGATCGTTTGCCTTGAAACACCTCTATATTCAGCGTATTGGTCGATGTTTAAGTATTTTGTTTCTTTAGTTGTTTTCATGTTATATCTATTTGTACGTTTTATAAAATAAAAAGGTTTCGGTAGATGCTATTTAGCACCCACCAAAACTCCACGATAACGATTTAAATTAATCATTGTCTTCTTTAAGATAACCTCTGTAACTACCTTGTAGCCATCGCTATCCTCTCCATTGTTTATAAAATTATAAACTGTCTTAAGACTACATCCTTTAGCCTCTGCAAACTCTTGTGGAGTTAAATATTCAATACTTCCAATCTTCATACTTTCAATTTTTTTGTAAAGTAAACTAATTTATTTTAATTGACCAAATTTTTTATTCATCAACATTAGACTGTGACAAATATTTTTCAATAATAACTTCTTTTAATTCCCACTTCTTATTGTCATAAGGTATTTTTAGCATCCTGAGAGCTGATTTAATGGCTCTAACATCGTTTCTAAGAGCTTCTAAGTCTTTTCCTTTAGCAATAACTCCCTTAGCCTTTCTAATAACCTTAGAACGTATATATTTAGTTCCAGTATTTATCTGAAAAATAAATGTACACATAAAAATAGATCTGTTATTATACTTCACCTCTTAGTTTTAACCTTCTTCTAAGTGTAGTAATAGAAACATCTATGTTATAATCTCTATAAAGAATCATCTTTGCAGCATGAGCCTTAGTATCTAAAGAAGTGTTTCTAGTTTTAACAACAGTATCTAAGACATCTTCTAAAATGTCTTTAACTACATAAGGAGTTTTGTTCTTCATTAACTTTTGTATTTAAGGTTTTTATATATTCTCTACATTCTTCAACTCTATCATATATCTTCTGGATGTCATCATCATTCCTTTCTACCTCGAATACTTTGATTCTGTACTTAGCTTCTAAATTATCATACTCATAAGGAACGTCTGTCCATTGATTCAACAGATCCGTTGGTGTTTCCATTAAAGTATAAACTAACTTTGCTTTTTTTAAGGTAGTTAGTGCCATATATCCTTGTAGCTGCCAATAATAGTCCTTAGTAGGAATCTTATCTTCAAACAGAGGAAAAGTCCAATGATCCCAGCTATTCTTCATATCAATAACAACACCGTTATGTATTAAGTCAGGAGTACCTGTCATAAACTCATTCTGATATTTTACAGTATTCTTAGCTAAGAAACCTAAGTCTAACTCTTCAGAAAAGTAGTCAATAGACTCGTCTTCCATCTCTAAACCTTTTTCTGTGTACTTATTGCCTGTGAACTTTTGACCTCCGTAGATCTGTTCTTTCATCCAATCTTGTACATAAGACTGTGTAGTTTTACTTAAAACCTCTGTTTTGCTTCTGCTATTAGCCATAATTTGACCAATAGCAGAACATCTTATCTTAAATTCTTTCATATCCATGTTTTTCTAGCAACTTAATTACTCACTCGCCTTTCATTATTTCCATAACATCTTGCTCAGATAACTCATAATCTGCTATCTTATCTAAGACAGCTTGTTTATTACCTTCAGTAACAGCTTTCTTCATAGCACCAATAACTTGCTTAGTAGCTTTCTTCTTTGTAACCGTTTTGGTAACATTACCATGAGTGTTAGTAGCGTCTGCATCTTTAGTGTCGTCAATTAAGAACATTCCATTAAGGGCGTACTTTCTTGCGTATGAACTCGATGAACCGAAACATTGAGATAAGTCTTGACCTTTTTTGCTTGGATCAATCCCTGCTTGTCCTTGAGCTGAAATCCTATCTCCTGTCTCTGGATCAGTTATTATTACTCCTGACTCAACGTACATATAGCTCCCAGCTTCATGAATTTGATCTGATATATACATTGATAACTCGTATTTAGCTAACAATGGCTTAACAGCCTCTAAAATATCTTCTGCCGATCTGTACTTGTACTTCGCAAAAGCATTGAATTGGTTCTTCGGAGCTTTAAGTTCTGCTTGAACTTTTATTAGCTTACTGTGTAATCCTTCTTTCATAATTAAACTTTTAAATTGTTTTGTAATCTTGCTTTAATTGCTTCTTCTATAGAATAAAACCTTTTAGTCCTACCATCTATGCTTGTTGCATATTTCTTTCGTGTAAGTCCTTTCGTTTTATCTATATAAACACCAACAACTCCTGTCTCTGGATTTATTGTGCCTAATCTATTTTTTGAATTTACTTTTTGAGATACATCTCTTAGGTTTGTGATACTGTTGTCTAGTTTGTTCCCATTTATATGGTCTATAACATTATCTGGCATTGATCCATACATATATAACCAAGCTAATCTATGCGCTTTGTATTGAGTTCCTTTTATCTTAATAATAAGATACCCGTAAGCGTCTTTACTGCCGTTACCGTTCTTTCTGTCTAATCTCTTAATCTCACCAGTAATATGATTATACGATATGATTTTTTTTAATTCCTGTTGATTCATACTTCTAATATACAATTTATTTGTAATAAAGGTTACATTATTAAGAAAAATGTTTTATTTAATGTTAAGTTAATATTATAATGGTATTAAGATCGTAAAAGAAGATATGAAAATAATAATAACAGCAATAGTAATATTAATTGCAACTTCAGACAGAACTATACCTAAAAACTCTGGACTAACAGAAGGTCACATAGAATTTCTAAAAGACCATGAAGCTTATGAAGATTTTATGGAGGCTTTTTATCCAGATTCAAGTAAAAATAGTTTGTAGATTATAAATTAATTACGATATTAGATCCATGCTTCTTTAGCTCAGTTGGCTAGAGCAGTTGATTTGTAATCAACAGGTCGTAGGTTCGAGTCCTATAAGAAGCTCTGGGCGTTTTTGTCCAATTAACCATTTGATTGAGGTTAATAACACACATTGTTCTCTATAGTAAGGAATAGGGAGGTCTAGAAACAAATGCTTGAAGCTAGCCTCCCTTTTTCTTTATTTACTTCTCTTCATTTCAAAGAAAATATCAGAATGTTTAATTCTGTTACTATATTTAGGAACGATCTGTACGCTATACCCACTATAAGTCTCACCAAAGTTATGTGATACCCATGCAGATGGTGGAGCAAAACTCATGTAGTTTCTATAATCAAACTTCTTAGTTCTCTGATAACCTACCTGATGTAAATCTCCCTTCTCTACGTGAATGTATTTAGACTTAATATCATAATGCTCTATGTAGTCATTAATAAAGTTAATTGTACGATCATTAAGAACTATAGGCAAACCTCTGTTCATGTGCTTCTTGTCCTTACCATGCGTTAAAACAAAGCAATGATCTCCCCACTCAAAATGTTCCATAAACCTCTCCAACAGCTCAAAAGATACATTAGGCATACCTGCACAGTCAATCATGTATTGAACTGTCTTGTTAGCTATCCATCCAAAGTCTCCTGAGTGATTACAGTTAGAAACAGATCTAATAACATACTTCTTAGCTACACCAGACTCAATAATCCTTCTAATAAGGTTATATTTACCTCTAACATATACATCAAAAGCCTGTTTATTATTCATGTTTTGGTCTAGCTTGTGTCCACCTCTTGTAGTGTAACCATCCCATCCATCTAATCCATCACCTAAGTCATCTAATACGAATAATTCAAACGTACCATTCTCCTTATACTCTTGTATGATACTATCATAGACAGAATCTAAGTTCTGATTGAATACTTCTTCATTATATTCATAAGCAAATAATGAATTACCTTGTGGATTAGGATCTAAACCAACGTGAATATCGCTTAACACGACTTTTAAGGCACTTTCAAAGGCTATGTCATGTGAAACTACGTCAATAGGCTTATAATCGCTTAGAACGTCTCTAACGGTAGATTCAATATCTTCCTGTGATAATCCTGAAACTTCATTCTCTGATACTCTAACAGAAAAGTCCTCACCATTAAACTCACTTTTATGCCAATACGCATCCACTTTAGAAGTTGGAATACCCTTAGCCTCACAGTAAGCTTCAATAGCTGAATTGTCTTGCTTGTTAAGAAATCTTTTAATGTAGTTTCTGATTGCTTGAAAAGTAGAAGGATCTAAACCATTCTCGGTATAGACCATTCTAGCTATTTCAGACTTTGACTTATCCTTATTTGATAGAATAAAGTCATTGTAAATTGCCCACTTACTCATACAGCCTTATCCTACTAAAACTTTTATTAACTTATCATAAACCTCTTGATCTATCTTTCCGAAAGAGTATGCTACCCCTGCGATGATTGATACAACAGTTGTAATAAATCCTAAAAGTCTACTGTAGTCTAGCTCACCTGCTGGAGTTTCTGTAGTGTCTGCTCTGTTAATCTTTAATGCTTTGGTTACGTGCTTGATGTCTTTAACACCAACACCAAATCTTTTAGCTACTTTTGCAGCCGCTTCTGCGAATAAAATGATTTTCATAATAATATTTAAGGTTTTACAATATCAATCTTGCTAGAAGCTGTCCATGCGGTATCAAAATGAAGCCATGTAGGCGCAAATGCACCATCTTCTATTCTAGTAAGTCCTTTATCCATAAAAAGACTTTCGTTCTTTATTATGTCTTCTCTTATCTCATCTGGAGTAGCCTTAACACAGTTAATGTCAAAACCTCTACCAAACTTATGTTGTGAGTAAGATCCCCCTACAGAACAGTTAGGTGGTCTAAATCCTCTGAATTGAAGATTACCTCCTTGATACCAATTATTAACTGTAGTGCTTCCATAACGTTCTCTAAAGAACTGTAACAGAAGAACTGTGTCTTTGTCTAGGAATCTCTGAGAAAAAGCTCCCCACTTCTCGTAGGTTGCCTTATCTATTAATTCGTGTAAGTGAAAATTACTTGTTACTTTCATCTTGTGCTATTTGCTCTAGTGCTAACATCATGTTTCTAACCTCACGATAGTCGTGTGCAGATAGATAAGTTACAATGTCGTTAAATAATGCAATAGGGATGCTTACAGATGGTACTTGAGCAGCTTCTGCCTTCTCCAATTCTAATTCTTTCTTGTCCATATTACAATATACTAAATTTTTAAGAAAATGTTTCCTATGACAAGTCTGCTTTAGCTAATTTAGCCATATCTAAACCTCTTTCTACTAACTCAGCTATTGCTAGGTCGTGTAAGTTATCTAGGTTAACATCAGAAGCTACTGCGACCTCTACACTATAGTTAGACATATCAAAGTCTAATACGTTATTAATCATAGACTCACCAGCTAGGTAAGCATCTTTATCAGCGTAAGCATGAAATCCAATCTCAGCCTGTTTACCTGTTCCTAAATATATCTCTAATCTTATGTAAGTAGATGCAATGTCTAACCCTAGTTTAGTGCTTATTGCGTTTGTATTATTTATTGCCATTTTTGTATATTTAGTTGTTGTTTATAATTGAATGCTAGAAGATTTATAGGTATTTGCTTCTATAGCAGAATTTATTTCTATAGTCCCCATGTGGTTTCTAACAATATCATCTATAACAGATTTATCTGTTTCTGTTACGTTTACATAAATAACGTCTAGGTGATATTTATTGTTTTGTTGTTTGTCTATATTTACAACACAAAAATCTCCTTTTGTGTCTAAATCTGCTATTAATGAGTTTATATCTATCATCTTATATATTTTAATAAGTAAACCTTGTTACTGGTCTTACATCATCCCTTGAAAAGCTTGATGGCATACTGTATATTGCCTTGCTAGTAGCTCCTCTATTATTAGAGCTTGCTGAAGTATTGTCTACCATCCACCATTCTCTGTAGCTACTGTAGTCTCCCCAGTTGTTTATCCAAAAAATTACAATATTATCTGTTCCGTTATAGCAGAAATTACTATCATTAAAACTAAATGTATGATAATCATCTTGACTTAAATTAGGAATAGAAAAAGTACCACTTGCTACTAATGTTTCGTCTGTTATACTTAGTATATTAGACATACTAAGATTAGCAGCACCAGAACCCGTTGGACTCATTGAGCCTGAAGGTAGTATAGAGTCAGTAGTATGTGCTATTTTAATATATTGGTTTTGTGGACTATAAGCATAACTTCCACTATACCTACCTGCTCTAAGTGTTAATCCTGTAAGTTGCTTTGCACTTCCCATTTCACTAGAGCTAATTATCCAACACCCTATTCCGTATTCCCAATAATGGTCTACTGGATAATCACCATCATATCCATCACCTATATCTGGAATAGGATCAAAATTTAAGTCCTTAACAGACGCACATCTAGGAGCAGTTATTTTATTGAAGAAAAACATTAACCATGATTTTGTGAGAAACTAGCAATATACTCTGAACCATTCCAAGCTAAAGACACAGCGTCTACTGCGTTAGCACCTGTTGATACATCTAGTGTATATGGAGCAGTTTCACCTGCAAACTTAACACTTGATGGAAATATAACATCTAATGGTGTTGTACTGTCTTGTCTTATCTCTATAAAGTATGCAAACCCAGCAACAGGATTAGATAATGTTAATGTAACATTATCTGAAGCACTTTCTAAATCTAATACTTGATAGTTACCATTATCCCAATCTATTGTTTCAGTAGTTCCTGAAGGTGTTTCTGTGTTAGGTGTTGCACCTGCACTTGAACCTATTTGACCTCCTGACTTTGCAGTTCCGTTATCTAATACTTCAAAAGTAGCGTTACCACCTGAGTCTGTAGTCTTTAAACTAGAAGTACCTGAACCCGTTCCTGTTCCTTTTACAGTTAACGTCTTGTTAGCTTCTGCGTCAGTTTCGTCTCCTCCGATTGCTGAAAAATCTCCTAAGAAGTGCTTCGTACCATCTTCAGCTTTAATAATTATCCCTGATTTGGTAGCTGCCCTGTCTTTACCATATATACCTGTAGCGTCACCTAGATTAACAGTAGGCTCTACTACTTGTCCATTCATAAAGTAGAATACTCCTCCACCTGTACCTGTCATACCAGCACCGTCTAAAGTTCTTCCTGAGTTGTAAGAACCCATTGCCATATTCATCGCTAGGTGAGTGTCTCCGTTAACCATAGATATGTTTGGTCTAGCAGAACCCATAGCAAAAAAGATACCTTTATTATTATGGTTAGAAGTTAAGTGTTGAGATTGCCCTATAGCTATTTGATGTTGGACGCCACTTTGAAGTTCTTGATTCCAACCTAACATAGCTTGGTCGTTATTGTTTGTTATATTATCATTTCCAGCCACAAAACAATTATCTCCATTAACAGTATTGCTACTACCTGTAATAAAAGAAGTATTTCCGTTCATAATGTTACTATCACCAAACGTATGAGAGTAATTACCCGAAGTATAAGTGTTAGCGTTACCTGAAATAATTCCCCCTTCTATAAAGTTAGAAGAAGCAGTATTACTTAAACCTGACATTATAAACCTCCTACCACCACCCGAAGCAGTGTGAGTAGAACCAACTATTAAAGCACCAGCAGAAAAAGTACCACCTAAAGTTGAACCACTACCACTACTTACTTCTAAGATGTCTCTAGTAGTAGCAGTGTTGTCTATTTTAATTGAGCTAGTAGTTTCTTCAAAAAAAGAGCTACCACCTCCACCAGAAGCTGCCGCCCAATCACCATTTCCATCTGCATCAGTAGCTGTCCATACATAACCAGTCGCTGCTGATGCTGTGTCAAACTGCATAGCACCTGCAAAGTAGTTCTTATCGTTTGCACCTGCTTGATAGATACCCCATTTAGCTGTACCTGCTGTATGTGCTGTTAAGTACAGTCCATAAGAGTTAGCTTGAGTCCCTGCTGTAACACCATTAGAATGAAACAACGAAACATTTGCACTAGCATCATTTGATCCAGCAGAAGTTGAATAAATCGCTTCTATGTTACCTGTCCCTGTATTAGCTATGTCAGCAATGTATGCCGATATAACTGAAGTAGTATTTTGGTCAGAATCTACATATATACCATATTTATCTACAGGAGTTACCTTCAACATAGTAGAACTTGTAGGTGTACCACCAACATGAACTTGTGTTCCATCATCTTGAACAACAGAATTACCTAACGCACTTCCACTTGGAGTCCATCTAGCTAAGTAATTGGTAGTACCACTTCCAGTAACACCACCAGAAGCAAGTGAAGAACTCCAATCAGTACCATCAAACACCCTGATAGCACCAAGAGCCACATCATAGCAAGATTGTCCCTCTGAAGGAGTAATAGACGACCATATACTACCATCAAATGTAACGTGTGATACTTTGCTTACAGCATCCCATTCAGCAAGGGTATAATATCCTGTACCAACAGCATCCGTTGCCTCATCATCTGTAGCGTCAGATCTGTCGTTATTTGTTATTTCTATATAATCAGAACCATCATTAACAGTTGTAATGATAAATGTACCATCGTTAGATGCGTTACCATTACCAGAGGTAATAAAGTAATCATCAGCAGCTACAGCACTTAAATCAGGAGAACCATTAAAAGCAATTCTAATAGTGTTACCTGACTGCCAAGCTATTGTATTAATGTCGTAGGCTGTTCCTGTAGTGTCGATTAAGTAAACATCACCAGTTACCTCTGTTGGAGGTGCAGACTGTGCTGAAACGTAGTCTAAGGCTTTAGGTAATTGAGTCTCTGTAATCCAATCTAAAGCACCAGTAGCATCTTTAACTGGCTTAGTACCGTTAGAAGCTCCATCAAAGCCTTTAGGGTTATGTAATGCGTCTCCTGTTAAATTTCTGTGTTGATTTTTTGCCATGCTAGTATATTATATTTGCTCTAATTGATACTTCATTTAAAACATTTTCTCCACTATTATACGTAGAATAACTAGTTGAGTTGTCCTCTATATAGGTCGTCATTCTTTCTAAAACTTTTATTCCAATCATAAAGGCGGAGGTCATTACATAAGAAAGCTCGTCATTAGAACCTTGCTCGTTAAAATCACCGAAAGATCTGTTAACACCTTTGCTATTTGACTTATAATGTGCGTCTACTAAAGCATCATACTTAACAAACCAATACATTGCAGGTACTATATACGTATCAAATATAGTTTGATTAGCAGCAGATAAGCTAGAAGCATTATTTTCTGTAACTATAAGGTCGTATAAGTCCTTAGTCAATACAGGCTTCAAGTGTTTAATTTGAGCCTGTTCAATTGTTGTTGTCTTGATTAAGTTAGTATCTGTGTTCGTGTTAGTGAACGTATTATTTATAACTTGCTGTGCTGTAACGAATTGTGCCATTATTCTAAGTTTATGTCTTGTATTGAATCTATTTCTTCTTGTGTTAATACCTCTATAATGTATCTGTATCTTGGCTCTGAATCGTCTATTGCCATACAAAGTTGATCTTCATATACATAAGCTGTTGCAGCATCTGCCCAACAATCAGCAGAGTAATGGAATCCATCCACTCCAATTTTAGATAATAAATGTAGATGAATCCTTTCTTGCAATTCATTAAAACCAGCTGTATATTCTTGTGTAAATAATATTGCTTTCATATTAGTAAATTGAATATTTAGTATTTAACCAATCAGAAACCTCTTCTACTTGTGTAGCATCATGTGCATCAAAATACCATAATTGATTACCAAAGTTTATTCCGTATGATGAATTAAATAATTTGTCAAATTCTAAAGGCCAATCAGTAAAATCAGAACCAGAAGACATAGAACCATAGAATGTTCCATTAACGTACATCTTTAACTCTCCAGATGTACCAGCGTTCCTATCTAAAGTATAAGCAACTATTTTAGTATTTAAATCATCAGTAAAAGATATAAATCTACCACTACCAGTTAATTGTCTAATCATATGAACTGACCTCCATTCCATTCTACAAAGTGAGTTTGTGGTTAACGTACAGATACGATATTCATCACTTCCAGTACTTCTTTTGTAAACTGCATAGAATGTCCATTCAGCTTGTGTATTAGGTATTTCTATGTTGTTTGTTGTTAAAAAGAAATCACCATTCGATTGGATAGATGCCTTTCCATTTCCAATAACCGTAGTATTGTATAAAGGCTGTGAAGATGCAGTAGTTTGATTTAGTGTATTACCATTACCAGATTGATCGTTCCATTGTCTAATGTTATCACCATCAACTGCTAATGTAGTACCAGCATCAGAATAAGCCTCAACATCTGGATTCATATACAATTTCAAATCAGTAGTAATTGGAGGATTATCTCCACCACCACCTGCGTCTGCAACAGTCTCTGGCAAAGAAATCCCTGCATTACCAAAACCACCCGATGCAGATGTGTTTATAGAAAATATTCCATCACCTTTAACCTTCATACTATAAATATTCTACTGCGATAACTTTCCCTGTTGTCGCTGTGTTACAAATAAACTTAACTTCTTCTGTTGATTCAATAAATGTAGCCTTGTCAGCTTCTATTTGTAGACCTTCATTTAACACAACAGTAACATCACCTAACTCAACAGTTAAAGCAACGTCTGTCTTGTTTACAATTAGCACACCTTTTCTGTCAAGGTTCTCTGCTACTAACTGAGTAGAAGCATTGTTATAAGCAATCTCTGTTTGAGAAGAAGATCCACTTGCTACAGTCTCCATGTAGTCCATAATAGTTTCGTAAAGAGCAGAAGCACTAGACTCTGAAGGTGTAGATACATTTAAGTAGTTTAATTCTATTACATCTCTTTCACTTGCATCAGAATATACTTTTACTATTCCATCTACTAATTTCATCTTAACATCACTCTTTGGAAGCAAGTATTTAGTTGCTCCATCTGCGAAGTCTAAGTGTGTCGATTTGTTCGTTATTACCCAAGCCATAATTTTTGTTTTATCTTTTTTTAATTTCGTTTATAATTTTATAAACAGTATATATCATAGTAGCCAATAATACGCCACTATAAAGTACGTCATTTACTAACTTCATGTTTAATTCATTTGCTATTTTTCCAGCCGTACTTGACGCAAAACCTACTATAATGTAAATATCGTTTTTTATATTGTTCATTTTACCATTCTTGAATGTATGCTATAGGTGAATTTTCTTCTGCTATTGCAGATATTTCACCTGTATAAATAAATTTACTTGTTAATTCATAGTTTGATCTAGGTGGAATAAATATTCCTTTTAGGTCGTCATCTACTGTTGCTGCTTGGAACTTTATATAAAATCCATGATTACTACTGTTGCTTACAACTAATCCTCTTCTTGAAGGGTTAGAATCTATAATCTTTGTTGTTGTGTGATTATCTAACTCTACGCCTGCAATTAATGTAGCTATAGAATACTTATTGTTTAGTATAGCGTTTATCTTATGAAAGAAGTCTGCACCATCTGTAAAAGAATAGTTAGTAACTTCATCATACTTAATAACATACTCTTTTGGAGGAGTAATACCAGAATCAAATATGCTAACATACTCACCACTTCTCTCTAAAGAACAGTTAGTCTTATGTATGCAACGCAAGTCTGCATTACCATCAAAACTTATGTCAATAGTATCTGTATTATCAGTTATCTGTATCGCCATCCTTCTGAGTTTCAGGTGTTTCTCTTTGCTGTCCTCTGTCCATAGCCTCTTCCCTGATCTCAGAAATTAGTTTCTTACCTTTCTCTGCATCATGGTAGTTAGCTAAACCTAAACTATTCTCTCTAGCTTCATCAACCGTTACAATCGAATTAACGTCAATTAAATCAATAAGTGATACTGGAGACTCATTTCTAAAAGATAATGCCTCAGGATTGATGCTAGAGTACTTCTCGATCAAGTATTTAATCTCAGATAATATAGCATCTTGATTCTCTCCTATAATAGTGTTCTTAGCAACCTGATATTCGTTTCTAATCCTCTTGGTGTCAAACCCTGTAGAATCAGAGATACCAGATAAACTTCTGAACCAATTATGTGCAATTATTAAGTCCGAGTCTGACTGTTGATGTAGGTTTATCCATTCACCTTCGCTCGTTTGAATTAATGGAGTAAATGTAGTTCCCGATCCACTCTCACTAAATTGTTTTGTTATAGCTAATAGCTTACCTACATTCTCCTCTCCTGAGAACGATTTTGCTAGGTCTTTCTTAACCTTCTTCATGTCCTCAGCAGACATATCTCCTACTATCTCTAGTATCCCAGATACTTGAAAACTATTCTCAAGACGTGATAAGTTCCATCTATTAGTCTTGTACCCAATAGCTGCTGCATCCAAAGCAGCAATCCAATCAGGTACTCCATAATCAGAGAACTCAGGTTCATATTGCTTAAAGTGGAATATAGCTCTCTGAGCACCATCAATCTCCTCGAAGTTAGGGTATATAGGCAAAGTCTTAGCAAACCTCTTTTTACCTTCATACTGTCTCCAATCTGGGTGAATAATAACGTGTTCTCTGTCTTTGTGTATTCTAATTTTAGTTGCATCCTTATGGAAGAACTGAGGGTTACCATTAGGCACTAGAACCACCTCTAAATAAGCGTTACCAAAGCTATACCAATCACTGAATATCTTCTTTAGAACCTTTCTTAAACTTTCTCTTTTGTTGTTTACTTGCTTAATGAAAGCTTCCAACGGAGCATTACCTTCTGTTATAAATCCTCTACCTAAAGAGTAGATAACCTTGTTGTTTAAGATACTTCTGTGTGTTGAAGATCTTCTGTTAAGTATAGATAATCCTTGTGGAAACAAATTATCTACTCCAAAAGACACATAGTCTCTAGGGTTGTGATCTACCTTAGATATCTCTTTAATAGTAGAGGCACTTGTAGTGTTAATTACACTGCTTGAAAACGCTGTTTCCACTTGATTATTAGCTAACTGCTTATCCTTCTTTTCCATCTACAGATTCTTTATCTTCTGTTGCTTTTACTTCTTTCTTTGCTTCTTCTTCTTCTAAGATAAACCCAACCCCTGCGTCATATAGTTCCTTTAAATCTTTTTGAGAGCATGAAGCTAACTTATATGATTTTTCACCTTTGTGAACAGTTGAATCTTTAAATACCTCTTCTACTTTATACTTGTAAGCCATAAGATTTATTTTATTGTTATTAAAAAAGGGAGGAAAACCCTCCCTCTTTGTATTTGTTCTACTCTACTATACTATTAAGCAGGTGTAGTAAGTGACGACCAAGTAATTGATGTATCAGCAGTTCTAATAGATCTTGCTTTTTCAGGAGACATACAAGTCATTGTAATTGTTGATCCAGCTAGGTCAGTTAATTCTTTTCCAGATCCTGAAGCATCAGATGCCATTTTTAAAGGTCTATCTAAGTCTAAGTCCTCAGACCATCCTATTAAAAAGATAGTTCCGTTAGAGTCCTGTGCAATTGCTAAAACGCCACAAAGGTCTTCTACTAACTCAACGATAGCATTTCTGTTTACTGGGTTATTACCTCTAATATAAAGCTCTATTTCTTCTGTGTACTTTAAAGAACCGTTTACCATTTCTCCGTTCTCTCTCCATTCGATTGTGTCTTGTTCAGCATCGTATTCGAAGAACTCTTTTCCTGAAGCTAACGTGATACTTCCAACCTCTCCACCAGTATGTAATGTGATTGCTCCCTCTGCAACGTCACTTTTAGAAATAAACGCAATACGTCTAATTCCTCCAGAAATTGCAGCACACGAATCAGTTAAATTTGCAGTTATTGCCATGATTTATGTTATTTTGTTATTGTTAAATTAAAAAAGGGGAGCTACTTAATTCACTCCCCAAGAAAGAATATACTAGTAAGCAGCAACTATGTAATCTTCGTGTACATACTGTGTTCCAGCTTTGTACTCAACTCTTACGTGTCTGTTTTGAGTTAATTGCTCATACCAAGACTCAATCTTAGTATCATCAGAAATCCCATCAGTACCTACAACTAAGTTTCTAGGAATAGTGAATAAGATTCTGTGTGGTCTTACTGAATCGAAATCATTTTCGATATGCTCATCCCACTCTTCTCTTTCTACGATTTGTACACCTCTGAAAGCTTTAACTTTCTCACCATCTCTCAATGTGAAGTAAGCAGCATCAGAACCATTTAAACTTTCGATAGTATCAGTGTAGTTATCAGCAACAGAAGCAGTAACCATAATCTTACCTTCTTGCTTGAATAACTTTCTTAAAGAGTTAGGCATTTTAGACCATAACGCTTTGAAAGCAGTTAAAGCAGCATCAGTTTTTAACGTAGTGTTAGCAACATTAGCAGTTGTAGTAGCAATGTTAGAATCCATTGTAGTAGAAGCGTCAGTAACGATTTGCTTCATACCTGCGATACCAGCAGTAACAACTAAGTCAGTAGCAGTACCAGATAAAACTAATTTACCTTCTCTAGCTAAAACTGTAGCAGCGTGAGATGCAACGAAGTTAGAGATAGTAGTAGCAACAGAAGTATCGAAAGCCTCTGTATAAGTAGTACCGTTAATTTCTAATCCTAAAGTACCTGAACCACCAGTTACAACACCAGTATCAACTTGCTTAACAGCAACAGTTGTTTGGTAAGTAGAAGAATTAATATCTTGGTATTGTGCAGCAGGTAAAGCAGCAGAATCAAAATCATTAATCATTCTAGTCCAGAATCCATTGTATTCTTTGTAGTCAGCATCTAAAGTTCCGTTAGGAGCTTCTGAAGTTCTAGCTTCCTTAGCAGTATCACCGAAGAATACTTGTCTTTGGAAATCTCTTGCGATACCACCCATGTAGATCTCCATTAAGATCTCTTCGAATAAAGTATCACCGATATCATTCTCGTCAACACCTTTTTTCAATAAAGATTCTTTAACGTAGTTTAAGAACGCTTTACCGTTTTGTGCAACTTCAGCTTTCATATCAGATACAGAAAGAGTCTTCTCTGTGATAGTAACTCCAGTTGAAGTAACGAAAGAAGTACCTTGAGCATAAGCCTTAGTGATCTTCTCTAAGTTATCAATGAAGTCTAATTTCTCAGAGTTCTTGATGTCTGTTCTTACAGTAACGATATCTTTGATATCAGACTGAATGAACAAAGGTTTAATAA